AATACCTCCTAAAAATGAGTGCAAAAATACCACTCACTCCGAAGAATGGGTGGTATCTATTCTTTTATAAATTTCATTCCATTATTACATTCTTTTTCAACTGGCTCCCACAACACATCCTCTGGTATTCCATCTGGAAATGCCTCGCATGTTTCATGCTTACCATCATCCTTGTATCTAGCACATAATTCGCATTTTGGCAATGTTAACATTATTTTTTCCACCTTTCTATGTAGCTTCTTATCAATAATTCAGCTCTAATTGGAATCTTTTCTTTGTTTCTATAGCGAACAAACGCTTCTGCAAGAGATTCTTCGCCTTTTCCGGTTTTGTCAGCATATTGGGAAATTCCCTGCATGAACTGTCTTTCAACAATTCGTTGTCTAGTGCGAAATTCTGCTTCATTTTTACAATCTTGATATGTCATAATGTGCGCCATTTCGTGAGCGATATAATCTTCAATACTTTTTCCTGCAAAGCGCCCTTTATCATATCTTCGCTGAATTTTCTTCTTCACTACATTGTAATCAATATCTTCATTGATTACAAGTGCAAATCTCAGCTTTCCTCTATCGTCCAAATATGGTGCTGCACCAAATATATCTCCTACTTCCATCTTTGCAACTTCAATTAAATCCAACCTAATATCATACTCTTTTTTCAAATTATTGATTGCTGCCTCTATTTCGTGCTTAGCTTCAGAAGTCATTCCTTTAATTTTATATGCATCTCTCGGAACTGATATTTTCATGGTATTCACCACATTAAGCTTCTTGTCGATTCTTCCTGGCGCGACTCTCCAACGGCCATCGATATAAATCCTCTCACGCTCCTGCTTCAGTCCCATCTGTTTGGAGAACCGTGCATACTCGTCAAGCTGCCCCTGGTACTTGCACTTTGCCAGCATCACATCATCCGGATCAGCATCACCGCCCTGAAGCATCTGCACCTTTTCACGCTGTGCCCTCATGGCTGTTTCCATCTGCCTCTGTCTTTGCTTTGCTTCATACAGTGTATATTCTTTACCACGGAACTCGGTCGGCTCGCTTTCTTTCCAATTCTGTTCGTCTAGCCAGTCATCCGTATAAGTTCGTACCGATACGCCGGGAACAAAAGGGAAATAAGTATGGTAGCAGTTTGCTCCACATAGTCCGATTACTGTACCGAGTCCACAGACATCATACAATTGCTGTTGACTCCACACTCTGCCCTGCCATATCGTATGCGTTGGTCTCGCCCCTGCGTGCCATTCCACTTCAAAATATTCCGTACCGAGCTTTTCAGCATTATATTCCGCAATCTTCCCAGAAAGCTGCGTCAGTCCGGTCATGACAGCCCGTCTTGCTGCGACCTCGATTCGATTTGCATAATCATTTCGGATGTGTACTTAGCATTTTGCTTTTTCGTATTTGTAGCAACTCTGCCTTTCATATCCAGATAAATTCTCTCACGTTCCTACTTGAGTCCCATTTTCTTCGAAAACCTTGAGCCACGTTATAATTACTATCAGAATCCCATATAGAACAACCGCCATTTCAACCGCTGTTCTCCATTCAAAATACAACTTCATCCTATTTTTTCCCATAAAAATACCACCGGTCATTATGACTGGTGGCAAAAACTATGGAATCAAATCCGTTATTCCTTTTGCTGCTTTATACATCTTCTGCATAATACTGTTTTCGCTCAAATATTCAAGACCTTTTAAAGTAATCCGAATATCTTCCGCATCAACGTTTGTCTCTCCGGTTACATACTTCTGGATTGTTACCCCTTTGATGTAACCAGCATCCAAAAGCATTTCCATATACTTATTCCAACGTTGCTGCGATATACCTAAATTGTTTGAGCTAATTCGTTCGATGTCTACATTTTCTAAATCCATTGATTTTTCTAACACTGAAAGAATCTTATATATGATTTTAAAATTATCCATCTTCTTCCTCCCAAAATTCATCATCCAACTCTGGAAAATCCTCGTCCAAAATAATTTCTATATCATCCGGAAGAGACTCAATGTCTAGATCATCTGGCATTTCACTTATTCTGATTACTTTTTCTTTCAGCACCTTATTCATATAATTCGAATCCATATTCTATTCCGAACCTTTCCGCAAAAATTCTATTAACTTCATCCTTAAACATTATGTGACGTTCCTTTTTATTTATCTTGCCCATATTATATAGTTTTTTATATTTCGGACGCAAGTCTTTCTTTATCTGTTCGTACACATCTTTCATCTTATCTGATGAAGTTATTTCTTTTGGCCACGTTTTAGGTTTTCTAATAAAATTGTTGTTGACTCCACACTCTGCCCTGCCATATCGTATGCGTCGGTCTCGCCCCTGCGTGCCATTCCACTTCAAAATATTCCGTACCGAGCTTTTCAGCATTATATTCCGCAATCTTCCCAGAAAGCTGTGTCAGTCCGGTCATGACAGCCCGTCTTGCTGCGACCTCGATTCGATTTGCATACCCCGATGAATATTCTATCTGCCGAAGTCCGCTATTCGTGAGCTGAGTGACTACCCGCCGGAGAACTGTATTATAATCAAACGCTCCTGTGACAGTGTCCATGCAGGCATTATCGAGATACCCACTGCCTTCAATGTTTCATGACCGTCTATGATGCGGTACACGAATTTTATAGTTGTATAGTTAATGCGGGTAGTCAGCCAACTGGGAGCCATCATGTCCGCATCTTTTGTTACTGTATATGATTTCATAACATCCACCTAAAAATGGGTATAATAATACCACTCACTCTGTTAAGAATGGGTGGTATTAATTATCTTTTTCCTCTTTATTCTCTTTTTCTTTTTCGGGTTTTTCATTTATACTATACGGACACATCCCACTATCATCTAAAATGAAGCCCCCATCTTCTGTTTTTGGCATTTTATTTCCCCCTTTCGATAACGCCATATTTGTAACCATAATTTTTTGAATTCTTCTTGAGCCAATCACTATTCAAATCATTCCATTTCTTGTTTAGTGCGTTGATTTTATCTTGATACTCTAGCGGACTTATTTTCCCCTGTTTGCGTTCTTTCTCATACTTACGGAAGTCCTTATCTGTTATTTTTTTATTGTCACTCATCGCTTTTTCGTAATCAATTGAAAAGTCATGGTTCACTTCTGCTCCATTCAACTTTTTTAATTGATATGTTTTTGATGTGCCTGTTGCTCTAATTACGTTAAGTCCTTGCTCTGTCATAATGGATACATCCGCAGGACTAAAAGTACTACTTGATGGATGGTTATGTGTCAATGTAGCACCTTTCATTTTACTTAACTGTTCTTTTGAAAACTTAACATAATTTGAAGCTCCGCTACTTTCGCGGAATAATACATTTCCTCGGCTGTCAAAAAGCACTGCCGTTTCTACATTGTCTTTATAGATTTTCCTGCTTTTATTGCTGAAGAATATGTCTTGCTTTCGAGTACTTTTTTCTCTTTGATTATATCACGCTGTGCAGATATATCAATATATTTTCTCGGTACGATATTTTAACAGATTTTCATATTTTCTTTTATATTCTTTTGAGTCTTTATCTGCATTCTTAATCATTTCGGAAGTGTACTTAGCATTTTGCTTTTTCGTATTTGTAGCAATTCTGCCTTTCATATCCAGATAAATTCTCTCACGTTCCTGCTTGAGTCCCATTTTCTTCGAAAACCTTGAGCCACATTATAATTACTATCAGAATCCCATATAGAACAACCGCCATTTCAACCGCTGTTCTCCATTCAAAATACAACTTCATTCTATTTTTCTCCGTAAAAATACCACCGGTCATTACGACTGGTGGTAACTAAAATTCAAATTTACTTTCAATCATATCCTTTATTCTTTTTTCATCTCCTCGATATTCTTTTATCCCTAAAATATCCAAAGAAGCCTTTGCAAACTCTGATATTTGAACTCCCATCATTACCGTCTCATTGTTTTCAGCATTCTTAACGGATTCTATAAACTTTGCATTATCAATACCAAGCCTAGTTCCAAAAATCATTGCATTCAAAAACTCAATAGGAGATGAAGATGTAATACCATCCATAATTGCCTTTACAGATCCATTATGTATTTCGTCTATCCGTTCCTTGATACTATTCATACTTCTTAACCTCCTCATTTCTTAAGCTTTCAAGTCGCTTCACCATATCGCTACGCTTTAACCTTTTTGCTAGCTCTATTTCAATTTGATAAGCATCAATCTCTCTTTGCTTGCATTTTTCATTATCTTCAAAAACTCTAAACCCTAGATATCCATCATCTCTATCATCAGAAAAATGTTTAAATTCATGAAGCCATGCACTATAACTCGCACCATCTTCAATATAAAACTGCCCTGGTAATCCAGGGCTAAGAGCAGGAGAATATCCCATCACATTTCTTCTCCTTATAAGCTCAACACCAGCTTCTCTCAACTCTTTTTTCATTTCTGCAATTTCTTTTGGGTTTGATACCTCCGCATCTCCCATTACTTCCCTCATCGGATCATCTTTTGTATTGAATCTTCTTGATTTTATTATACCAAAATTAGACGTATTTGCAATATGTTTATTAGCTTTACGATCTTCTCTGTAATGCATTAGTGTGTTCGGTGCTACTCTTCCCCGTCCATCAATATAAATTCTCTCCCGTTCTTCCTTTAGTCCCATCTTCCGAGAGAATACCGCATATTCATTAAGCTGTCCTTGGTACTTTGCTTTTTGGAGCATTACTTCCTGTGGATCAGCACCGCCTTTTTGCAATAGCTGCACCTTTTCACGCTGTGCCCGCATAGCAGTTTCCATTTGACGCTGTCTTTGCTTTGCTTCATACAGTGTATATTCTTTACCACGGAACTCGGTCGGCTCGCTTTCTTTCCGATTCTGTTCGTCTAGCCAGTCATCCGTATAAGTTCGTACCGATACACCGGGAACAAAAGGGAAATAAGGATGGTAGCAGTTTGCTCCACATAGTCCGGTTACTGTACCGAGTCCACAGACATCATACAGCTGCTGTTGACTCCATACTCTACCCTGCCATATCGTATGCGTTGGTCTTGCCCCTGCGTGCCATTCTACCTCGAAATACTCCGTCCCGAGCTTTTCAGCGTTATACTCCGCAATCTTCCCGGAAAGCTGTGTGAGTCCGGTCATAACCGCTCTTCTGGCAGCGACCTCTACTCGGCTGGAATAACCGGATGCATAATCAATCGTCCGAAGTCCGCTGTTTGTCAGCTGTGTCACTACTCGCCGGAGAACTGTATTATAATCAAACGCTCCTGTGACAATGTCCATGCAGGCATTATCGAGATACCCACTGTATACCTGTGACAATGGAGTTAATACCTTTCTGCCACCGTAATCCAAATAAAAGCCTAGAGATCTTGTAATATTTTCCAAGTCCTCAAGGCTTTGCTTTTTGATAGCTGATGTCACCTGTATCAGATGTTCATTTTCTTCAAAAGGGATGTATTCCGCATTGATCTGTTCATAGAGGTCCTTGTTTCTGACATATTCCCAGTCGATCACTTTGTCGTACAGTTCAAACATTTCCAGGTAAGAAGCATTCAGAGTGTCTTTCAATGCATTTTCAATGTCCTCCGAAGAATACCCCGGTATTTTTAACCGGTTAATCTGCCAGTCTGCCGTGCTGGTGATCTTTTCCTTATATTCATTTCTCATATCACTCCATCACCTGATTTTGCTCGGGAAGATTCTGACGAGCCTGCTCAACCAAAAGCAAAAATACACTCTGAAACTTCTCCGTTCTTCCAGGTCACTGGGAAAATATTGGGTGCATCCACATATTCAATTCCAATCTTCCCTGATAGTACGGAGCCGTCCTCGTTCACTTCCGTATCATACAAATACGGAATGTATGCAACTGTTCCGGTGTATGCCTTATACGAGTATTTCTTCGCATTCGCATAGTTCAAATCGCAGAGTGTAGATTTCTTCATATTTTGTGATATAATATTTTGAAGATGCCAGGGTCAAAAGCCCCCAACAATGATGCCATATCTTTGCGGAGGAATATTATTTTCATTGATTCTTCAAGCAAGAAAAACACGAACAAAAACTAGAGATAAATTAAAGGGTGGATCTGATGGATTAAAAGACACCGATGTAATGATGGGGTTAGTCGAAGTGGTTACTGGTGATTGTTTTGATTCTGCACAAGGTACAACTTTTGGAAAATGCACTACGCAATTCAAAACTTGCCAGGATTACGGGACAACCTATATTCCGTTTACCGGCCCTTCGGTTATCAGTTCCTTTAATTCGATAATAATGTAGCAACTCTAGAAAGACTAGAAATCCTTTCACATTACTTAAAGAATCCAACAAATAACGGTAAGTATTCCGTGAAAGATATTAGAGATATGGAAGGAAAAATAATAGACACACGTATGAATGATCTTCGCATTTATGAAGGGCGTTGTCCTACATTAAGAGCACAACGAGACGGTGTATTGTATGTTAAAAACCACACCATATACCAGCTGACTGGGTACGAAACTTTACTTCTTCAAGGCTTTCCTAAAGAATATGCCGACAGAGTTAAGGACGAGGTTTCTGATAGACATCTTCTGATGCAGGCAGGAAACGCAATGACAGTAAATGTAATCAAACTACTTGGACAATCCATTATTGGATTCCTGGAGGTGAATAATGAAACGTAATTATGATGAATGTGTTACTAAATATTCAGATTCTTTTGTAAGAGTTGTGCTTGACCCCGGATACGTTTCTCGAATCCAAAACTTTGTTACTGAATTGGTTGAGGCTAAGTCCAAGGAAGATCATCACAAGATAGACTCTAACAAGGAAGTCAAAAGATTTACAACTGGCTTTTTAGGAGAGGCTGCACTTGAGAAACTATTCGGAATACCCATTATTGATTGGACTATAGGTTATTCTGGTCTTTATCATATTCCAGATATTCCCGGCTATCGAGTTGGAATAAAAACAGTCGAACGAGACAAGTTTCCGATTATCTTTAAGGACAATTCATATCCACAAATAATTTGTATTAAAAGCACAAAATATAACAATTTAATATTTGTATGTGGCTTGGCTACAAGTAATGTCTTAAACAACTATCAAGATGACGATTTGATTCTTGACCCTAATTTACGAGCAAGAGGAACGAAAACCGGTTTTTATGGATTTGAGCAATTAGTTCCTATTAAGTCATTAAATGACTTATCTACATATAAAAAATGAAAGCGAGGTACTTTGAATATTCTCGTGCGGCTTGTTGATTCGAAATTCAACCTGTGATAAAGTTTCATCGTTTATGATTTCGGGACGCTCGGGTGCACCTAAATATCCAGAATTACCATATACAACATGGTCGTCTTTACGAATCAATTTTGAGGTTTCAGAATTTTGTTCTTTGTAGACTTTGGTGCAGCAATCAGGCTCGCATCCACAATCGTTCCACTATTGTTGTTCATTAAAATCTATGTGCATAAAAGTACGCATAGCATAACTGTCATAAATGGAATCCTCGATTCCTTCATCAGACAGATTGAACCAAATCTGCATAAGATACATGCGAAGCATGACGGAGTTTTTCTCTAACATCGAGCTGGGCGTCGATACATTCAAAACAATCAACGGCAACGAGTTCACTGTCACCAGCGTGGATGATAAGCATATCAACATCTCCATCCCCGGAAACGCTACAGTAAATAAGCTCACCCTTAGTCTCGACGAGGTCAGGAAGATGCTGGAGTCTGGGCAGAAGTTCGATAAGATAAAGGACGTTACCACATTCTTCGGAAAGTCATACGACCGTCAGAAGGTCATTGAGCAGAATAAGAAGAACGCTGTCCGTCATGCTTATTTCAGAGAATACCTTGCATTGCAGCGGCTGGCATATATGTTCCGCTTCGATGCAAGAAATGGTGATTTGAAGGAGGCATAGCGTATGCCATTTACAATTGTCCGTCAGGACATAACAAAAATGAAAGTTGACGCAATCGTTAATGCAGCAAACACAGAACTATTGATGGGAGGCGGAGTCTGCGGAGCAATCTTTAATGCCACAGGTGCAAAGGAACTTCAAGAGGCTTGCGACAAGAAATCACCTATCAAAACGGGAGATGCAGTCATCACTCCCGGTTTTAAGCTGCCTGCGAAATTTGTGATTCACGCTGCCGGTCCTGTTTATAACCACAATAATAAGGGGAAGTCCGCTGCACTTTTGTCATCTGCCTATATAAATTCATTACGGCTGGCAGTTGAAAACAAATGTGAAAGCATAGCCTTTCCGCTTATCTCAAGCGGAATTTATGGATACCCGAAAGATGAGGCTTTGCAGGTCGCAACAACAGCTATCACGAAATTTATCGGAGAAAACGACATCGATGTGTATTTAGCCGTGTTCGATAAAACGGCATTTCAGGTCTCTGAGGAATTGATGGGCGAAGTAGCCAGCTACATAGACGAGCATTATATAGATGCACACGACTTCAGACGCAGAAAGCTGCTTGATGTAGAAAAAGAATCTATTTTAGAAGCGAATGCACCAGTCTTTGGTGCTATGTCTGATGCAATGGAATCGATGGAGTCCCTTGAGGAATTAGTTGATAATCTTGATGAGCCTTTTTCTGATACACTGTTAAAACTCATTGATGCAAAGGGAAAGACAGATGTTGAGGTCTATAAGAAAGCGAATATCGACCGCAAGCTATTCTCAAAGATACGCTCTATCAAAGGGTACACGCCCAAGAAGCCGACAATAATAGCACTCGCCATTGCCCTGGAGCTTTCCCTTGATGAAACAGACGATTTGCTTGAACGTGCGGGCTACGCTCTCTCTCATGCAAGCAAGTTTGATGTCATTGTGGAATATTTCATAGTCAGCGGAAAATATAACATCTTCGATATCAACGAGGTGTTATTTAAATATGACCAGCCCCTTTTAGGCGGCTGATTTGTCGCTTTCAAAGCGACCATAAGACCTCCTGCTTTCGATATACTTATATTATCAAAGAGAAACAGGAGGTACTTCACCATGAAAAAGAATTTTACAGAACTCATATTCATCCTTGATAAGAGTGGCTCCATGTCCGGCTTAGAAAATGACACCATCGGCGGTTTCAATTCCATGCTTGAGAATCAGAAAGCTGTAGATGGTGAATGCCGCATCACTACGGTACTGTTCGACAACTCCCATACGCTGCTACACGACCGCATTGATATTCATGCCGTCAGTCCGATGACAAATACAGAATACTTTGTAGGTGGCTCCACAGCACTTCTGGATGCAATCGGTCTCACGATCAACAATCTGGTCAGTGTACGGAGGAATACAGCCGAGGACTACCGTGCGGATAAAGTGATGTTTGTCATCATCACAGATGGCGAGGAAAATTCCAGTCGGGAATACTCTGCCGATAAGGTTCACAGCATGATTGAACATGAAAAGGAAAAATACGGCTGGGAGTTTATTTTTCTCGGAGCAAATATTGATGCAGTGCAGACCGCACAGCGTTTCGGCATAGATGCGGATCGTGCCGTGGATTATATTCCCGATGCAAAGGGAACACAGCTGAACTTTGAAGCTATGGCAGAAACGGTAGCTTGTTACCGCATGACCGGAGCGGTTCCCGCTGAACCGATGGAAGAAATCAGAAAAGACATGAAGAAACGAGGTGGTCGCAAATGA